GACCGTTCGTAAGAACCGTCCAGACATTGCAGAGGGGCGCAGCAATCAAGAGCTTTTGAAGCTGAAAACCGACCCTCAGCTTGGGCGGCAAATGACCCGCGCCTATACGCTTGAAAATGCGCAATTCCTCGCTAACCAAGGCATTGAACAAACGGCCGGCAATATCTATCTGGCGCACTTCCTAGGACCACGCGGCGCTGTACAGGTTCTCAAAGCTGATCCATCTACGCCAATTGAAAATATCGTTGGCCCGCAAGTTGTTCAGGCGAATGGCTTCTTGAGAGGTAAATCTGCATCGGAAGTCGCGGCATGGGCGACCGGCAAAATGGGAAACAAGAACTCGTTTAGTGTTCCTGTAGACTCTCGGTTCAATCAAATGTCACTTGATGACAGGTTGAAGTTGTACGACGAGGCTATGGCGGCTGCGAATACAGGCATCGCCAAGCGCAATGCCGAATGGACAGCAAGATCAAATCAGGAAAATGACCGCATTCGGTTCGGGATTGTTCAAGGCACCATTACGTCTGAACAGGACATAGCCAATAATCCTTATCTTGATTTAGGTCAAAGAGCAGAGAGAATTACGCAGTTTCGTACGGAATATAAAAAGACGCAGCAAACACAAGCGGACGTTGCATCGATCCTAAACGGAAATTTTTCAGGTGACCCATATGCGTCCGAATTTCAGAAACGTGCCGACAATGCATTTAGTTTTGCAAAAGGTAACTTATCCTCAGATGACCTGCGGAACTTTACTGAAAGCCAAGTGCGTCAGAGTGGCTACGTGCCGCAACCAATGTTGAACCAGTTACGAGCTGGTGCAGAAAGTCAAATAGCAGCTGAGGTTCTTGCAGCCTTGCAGCAAGCTTCTCGTTTCAACCAAATAAACCCCTCGTCTCTGGGGCGGGGCACAGGCGGCGATGCAATCCAGCGTAAAGTCGATGATTTCGAGCATTATGTGAATAGATTGGATATGAAGCCTGAGGACGCAGCTAGACGAATTGCAGAAGATAACGACCCTAGCAAAGTACGTGACCGTAAGGCGCTTGAACCGGCTGCGAAAGAGTTCCGTAAGTCACTTGAGGGCGTCAACCTTGCTTCAATGTTCAATGAAGGTTGGACGCGCCTAGGAAGGCCGAATATTGGTTTTACAGAGCAGCAAGGGTTTGGAATTTCTGCAGATTATTTAGCTATTGCGGAGAAAGAGTTCTACGCAACAAGTGGCAATGCGGAACTCGCAAAAAGTCGAGCAGAGCAAGAAATGAAGCGACTTTATGGTGTTACAGATATCACGGGTACGCCAACCGTGATGAAGAACCCGCCCGACAAAATCTGGCCCGCGATGTGGTCTCCTAGTGACCCATATGGATACATCAAAGATCAGCTCGTAAATGATCTGGCAACAGCCTTTCCTGATGATGTGTCGCTTAACCCGACAAAGGATAGTAGCGGCAATTCATACAGGGGGAAAGTCAATGGCAGAGAGGTTTTCATTGCTGACGAAAGCGGTCTTTCCGAATATCGGAAAATGGTTCGTGATAACATCATGAGCCGCGTGGCTTTTGTTTCTACAGAAAAGACAGACGCAGAAAAGAAGCAAAATCAGCTTCCAGGGTACAAAGTTTTATTCAAGGATGAGACCGGTTTCTACCAGTCGCCATTCTATGAAAAACAATGGAAGCCTGATCTGGCGAATGTCAAAAAAGCTCAAGAGCAAAGAGTTGAGAGAGCTTACGATTATCAAAAAATCGGACACGGTATCGGCGAGTATATCTCCGGTGGCGAAATACCAATGGGTGCTGGCTCTGCTTGGGATAATCCTGAGGCGCAGCAGGTAACTCCAATAACTGAGCCTGTTCAGTTCGCATCACCTCCAACTACAGAAACGCCCACAATAAAGGGCGATCTGAAAGATAATCGGTCGCAACTATTCAAAAATGCACAAGATAGCGGAATACTGGACGGAGGAGGTAATTAATGCCGTTCTATGAACCGAATGTAGCAGTAGCAGACCTGCAAAATATTGCACCAGTGGAGCGCCCACAAGACCCTTCTATCGGAGAGACGCTGGCTGCGGCTTTCCGTTCTGACAATATGATTGGCTCATATCTAGCTTCGAGAGGCATTCAAGACCCGTATCGTATCGAGGAGGGGTTTAACTCTGTCGATTATGTGAAAGATGATCCCGATTTTTCTCAATATGTTGAAAGGTTTGCGGGTGTATTCAATAAGCCTGCAGCTGATGCTTTAAAGCTCAAGATCAAACAAGAAGAAGCAGATCGCCGAACAAGAGATGCTGCAGGTGTGTTTGGCATTATAGCCTCCATTGGTGCCAGTGCACTTGATGCGCCAACTGTTTTCTCGTTGGGCGGTGGCGTGGTGAGTGCTGGCGCTCGTACAACTCTGGGTATGGCTGCACGGGTCGGCGTTGGTGCCGGTATCGATGCCAGTGTGTCAGAGGCTGGTTTGCAACTGACACAGCAGACGAGAACCGGCGAAGAAACTGTTTTCAATGTCGGCGGCTCGGTTCTGCTTGGTGGAGCTCTTGGTGCGCTTGTTGGGCGCTATCTATCCAATGCAGAGGCATCTGCCCTTAGCCGCAAGATTGAGGGGCAGAATATAGCATTCGCAGAAGCTGATATGGCTGTGTTTGGTGGTGGTGGCGCTCAGTCTGCCGGTGCTGCAGCGGTCAATAAGGGGCCTACCGCAATCAAGGATGAGGCCTTAATCAAAAAGTTTTGGGGAGTTCGTTCTCAAGATCCGCTCATCCGCTCGCAACTTTCTGACTTTGATGAGGCAAGAACGACTGCGCGTCAGTTGGCAGAAACCCCGCTTGAGTACGCGGCCAATGCTCAGGGCGTAGCAACAGAAATCGGCGGCTCGGTTGAAACTCGCATGAAGATGTGGAACGCGCCGCTTGCAGATACCCTGCAACAGATTGACACGTCTTATGCGAAATATTTCCACAACACACCTGACCCGTCAGGCTGGCAGCGTCGCCTCGCTCCTATGCGCTCAGAAATGCAGCGCTTAACCGGTGGCGATAAACTGACCTTCAAGCAGTTCAAAGAGGAAGTTGGGCGGGCAGCGTTTAGCGGTGATGCCCACGCAATACCAGAGGTGGTAGAAGCAGCAAAAATCTATCGTCAGATCGATGATGCGATGAAACGGGCTGCCATTGAAGCACGTCTATTGCCAGAGGATATTACAGTAGCTGGTGATGTGTCGCACCTGTTTCGCATGTACAACAAAGATAAAATCTCTGCTTATCGTTCAGACTTTGGGCGCATCCTGAACGATTACTTTGTGTCGAAGCGCGATGCCGCAGCTCGAATTGGCGATGCTGAAAGAGTTGCAAAACAAGCCAACGCAAAAGCAGATGCTGCAGCGAAGAAAGCAGATGAATTTGCTCGCCTGTCAGATGAAGAAATCAAAGATATTGTTGAGCAAACGATTGATACTATCCTCGGCAATGTTGATGGCCGCATCCCTTATGATAGCATTGTTTCGGGGCCACGCGGCCCATTGAAAGAGCGTCTTCTGCGCATTGAAAGCAAGAAGATACAGGAGTTCCTCAACACTGATATTGAGGAGGTGCTCCATGCTCAGGTGCGTACTATGTCTGCGGATATTGAGCTTACCAATAAGTTCGGCTCACCAGATATGGCTGAACAAATCCGCAAGATTAATGACGAGGCAAATCGTAAGATTGCCGCAGTTGACGGCATGCTTGATAAGGAAGGGAAGGCTGCTGCGCCTGAGGCAAAGGCCAAAGAACGCGCACGACTTGAAAAAGCCCGTAAGGGTGCTGTGCGAGACATTGAAGGCATGCGCGATCGCATTCGCGGTCAGTATGCCTTGCCGTCTAATCCTGATGGTATCGTGCTCCGCGCCGGTCGTGTGGCTCGTAACTTGAATTATCTCCGTCTGCTTGGCGGTATGACGCTCTCAGCCTTCCCAGATATGGCAGGTATCATTTTCAAACATGGCCTGACTTCTACGTTCCGCGATGGATTTGCACCGCTCGTTTCAAATATGAAGGCCGTGAAAATGGCCGGGCAAGAGGTGAAAGCTGCAGGTACAGCACTTGATATGGTGCTCGACAGTCGTGCTATGTCTATGGCAGAGATAGGTGATGATTTTGGGCGCGGAAGCAAGTTTGAACGCGCCGTCAAGTCTGCCGGAACACGATTTGGTGTGGTGTCTCTTATGGCCCCATGGAATGCTGCAATGAAGCAATTCAGCGGCATGATCGTCATGACCAATATGCTGCGTTCTGCCGAGGCGGTTGCCAAAGGTACGGCCACAGCGAAAGAAATCCGGAAGCTTGGCGCGGCAGGGATCAATACCGATCTGGCCGAGCGCATTCATAAGCAGTTTCAGAAATATGGTGAAACTCAAGATGGTGTATTTCTTGCCAAGGCCGCAGATTGGGATGACCGGTTAGCGCGTGAGGCCTTCCGTACTGCTGTGGTGCGCGATGTTGATCGCATCATTGTAACACCGGGGCAGGATAAACCGCTCTGGATGAGCTCGGAACTCGGCAAAACAATCGGCCAGTTTAAGAGCTTTAATGTCTCGGCTATGCAGAAGATCACTCTTTCAGCGATTCAGCAGCGTGATGCTGATGCGCTGGCTGGTGTGGTTGTAGCTCTGTCGCTTGGTGCGATGACCTATATGGCTAAACAGTTATCTGCCGGAAAGGATCTATCTGACAATCCGGCGGTCTGGGCAACCAATGCTTTTGACTGGTCTGGTCTTGCTGGTTGGATGATGGACGTGAACAACGTAGCGGAAAAGGCCAGCCGTGGCCGCGTGGGTTTGTCAGGAGTAACCGGCGAGCAGATGAGCCGCTACCAATCGCGTAATGTGGTTGGCGCATTTCTCGGCCCAACACCGGATGCAATCTCAGACATATTCCAAGTATCAGGGTCCATTTTTGCGGGCGATACATCAAAGTCAGATTTGCATAAGGTCAGAGGCCTAATGCCGTTTCAAAACCTATTTTATATCAGAGGTCTGTTAAATCAGGTTGAGGATGCAACGGGCGATATCATTGGGCTTGAGGATTCGGTTAAGCGCTAGTAGCGGAATGGGCGTGTTATAATCCTGAAAAACAGAACAATAATCCCTGACGATATAAGTCCGATAAAAAATCTAAAAGACATCTCAGGTAAAGAGCTTTGTGTAGGTTTTATCATTTCAAGCGCGGTCACTAAGAGTGCAGATACACACGGTATCATGAGTAGTGTTGGCACGAGCCATCTAGATGGTGAAAATATTAATCTGATGAGAAGCATAAATATTGCGACCACAACAATCCTAATTGGATCAAGCGTCTGTGCTATCAGTGTTGCAATGATTAAGTTCATTGAGGTGCCTTGAATTTAATTATAAAATTGAGGGGTGCACGCTTTTTTAGGTAATGCCTTGCTTGCCCCTTGCAGACTAAATGTGGCCGCCTCTCCATGGGGGTAAGTGACCTTCATAGTTTTTCCGCGTCTAATAGCAGACCAAAGATGAACCCAATTATCAGCGCAGGAATGACAATCTGTATTCAACTTCCCTGATTTATCAAAGAATAGCTGATAATTCTTGCCTTGAGTGCGTATTGTAACAGTAGATTGAGCGGGTGGGTCTTTTTTATTAATAGAAATCATCGCCCCCGGCCCATCCGCTGCCGCGCTGCCAACGTCACAAGTAAGCATAAAGGTGTCGTTACTTTTGTTTTTGACCCAATACTCCAAAATTCCTTGCCCAAAGCCACTTTGCCACCTTTCATCCGCAGTCGCTTGAACAGACGTAGTCGCAAAAATAGTAAAGAGCAGAACGCCAACAGTCTTATTCATCACACCCCCCCCCGTTTCCCTCATGTTGCAAAACTTGGGGGAAATGTCGAGGGTGAGTGGTAAATCATAGATGAGATGACCTGCATCTGACTATGTTAGCTGTGTGTAGTGCATATGTTGGGGATACTTGATGTTTAAAATAAATAAATAAAAACAGCTAGTTATTGGCTACTATAGCCAGTAGTGGGTGTTTCGTCTTTTTTGCGGTCTTGCAATACGTGGTGCAAACTTTGCAATATGGGGCTTCACTGAGAATCGAACATTAAAAAGAATATTATTCGTCGGCCTTGGTGGGGGCAGGGCGCTTTTCATGATCATCGTCAAAATTCGACGCTATGAGTTCGCTTGTTAGAAAGTTAACAAACTCTCTAATTTGCAGTTGCGTCTTTATCGGGAGCTTTTCAATATTGTCTCTAGGCGTCGGCGCAAAGCTGGCTTCTAGCCGAGAAACAATCTCAGCATTCATTGAGCGGTTGTTCTTCTCTGCAGCTACTCGGATGCGGTCGCGCAGCCCATCGGGAAAACGAACCATAAACTGCTCTTGCTTGTCACTTGGGTAGATTTTTTTGGTCATGAGAGCGCCCCTTTAACAATAGTAGCGATTACATACTATTTACGCTTGCATCAATCATCGCGAATCGCTATCAATATAAAGATAGCGATTCGCTACTAAATGGAGTGGAGAGGTAATGTACCCAAGTCAAAGACAGGATCAAATGCAGATACGCTTACCAGATGGTATGCGTGATCGCATTAAAGTTGAAGCGGCTAGAAATCACAGGAGTATGAACGCCGAAATTATTCATCAGCTTAAGAGCGCGTATGACGCAAATGAAAAGAGCGAAGTCACGGCCTAGTAAACCGACTTCGCTCCCAAACAATCCAAATACAAAAAAGGATTATGTGATGGAAATTATCACGCCTCACCAGAAAATGCAATTATCAGGTGGAATGCCTGAAACAATGACCAGCTTGGAAATTGCCGAGGTGGTTAATAAGCGCCACGATAATGTGAAGCGCACCATTGAGACACTTGCAGAGCAGGGGGTAATTATCCGTCCTCAAATTGAGGATGAACAATCGACCGATGCAATGGGACGTTCCCGCCTAACCCAAGTTTATCGTGTTGGTGAACGCGATAGCTATGTTATCGTCGCGCAGCTTTCGCCTGAGTTCACAGCCAAGCTTGTGGACTATTGGCAGCAGCATAAAAATCAACAACCGGTCGCAATCCCAACAACAGCAGAAGCTTTCGCCAACGCTTTTCAGATGATTGCAAATACAGAACGCACCCAAGTTGTTCATGCGAAGGCGATAGCTCATCTCGAGGCAAAAGTTGAAAGGGTTGCTACGGCACAAACGATCATGCCGTCACGCCCATCAAATGCGGAGGGAATTACCCATGCTCGTCAGCGCCTCAACCGCATATATGGACTTTCTGCTAACATCGTTGATGAGGTTATGAGGCAATCACCCTACGCGCCGAAACCTGCGGGTATGGTGCGAAATGATCATGTTGACGCTGGCGGCGTTCCATACGCGGTATATTGGACAAAGGATATTACGAAAACTTTTGATCGGTTCGTTGATGAGTGTGAGCCGGTGACGCCATTCATGTTCACTCATCCATTTATTGAGGGGCGCTTCCGTATCGCCAGAAAGACAATGGTGGCGTGATGATGCACGAATATAGTCATATTGAGATCATCGGCGGCTTGGTTCATTCTGCTACGGTTACAGATGAGAACGGTACTCGTGATGCGCCGGAGCTTGTTGGGCAACATCGATATTATGTTGATGTGGTTAGCAAGGATGGTATGCGGTGCGGAATGTGGGATGGTGAAAGCCATAAAGTGGCACGAGAAGAAGCTGACACATTGCGTCGTGACTTCAAAGTAGTTCAAATACTTGATCTGACAGGGAGGGCCGCATGAACCGTCGCTCTTTCCTTCGCGCTGCGCCGATTGCTGGTGCTGTAATTGCCGCACCGGCATTGGCTCTATCTGCAACGCCAAGCCAGACCATGACACTTGAAGAACTATGCGATTATCATGCTGGCTTGCTACGGGATACACTACAAAAGCTACATGGTGGAACGTGGAACTGCCACGTAAATCACCATACAAAAGCAGCCTTTATTATCTGCAAACACACATAAAAGGGCGCCCTACGGGCGCTTTTTCATAAGCCGAAAAATAGACGGATAGCGGCAACAAGCTTCCCTATTAGACCATTGACCCCATATTCGGCAAACTTCACCGCAATCCACTTCAAACTAGGAATAAGGAAATTCTGAATTACATCATCGCGAACTGCGGGCGCATCGAGAATTGATTTGGTGGCACGCAGTTCGCCTAACGCAACTTCTTTTGTTTCTTGGTCTATACTGTTTATTCCGCGAATATCTTCTTCAATGGATTTAAGGAGATCGCCTATTTCACCGAACTGAGGTGAATTGTGGTTAATTGTGACGAAGCGATTGGAAGCTGGAATATTGTGTGAGAATGTTGTTTTTACCGATTCTGTTGTGTTGTTTTCGAGAAATGAAGCTAAATTTGCACGAAGCTCTAGTGCGAAAGGGTTGAATATTTCATCAATCATCTGATTGTAGCTAATTTCAATTTTTTCGTTATAGTAGAATTCAAATAAAAATTTTATATAGTCGTATTTTTCAGTTTCTATGTTTAAAAAAAAACATAAGATAAGCAGATAATCTATCATATTTATCATCTGGAATATTAAATTTTATCTTTGAAGTGAGTTTATCTGGGAAGACGTCATTCAATAAATATTCTTTATCTACCCTTGTTGCTAGAGACGTCAGATACCATCTAATGTTTTTATTCGATGACCTTAAAAAGTCGAGCCACTTGTTCAGATTGTAGATTAATTCCTTGTGGCCGTTATCTTGTACTTGTTTGGTGAGGTGATCGTACTCTTCAAGAAACTCATTTAAATTGTAATCCACAAATGCCCCCTAAGAATCAATTTGAGGGATTTACCCATATACTTATAAACCCTTCAAGGCCCTGCATTGCGCGGGGCTTTTTTATTTGGAGCAAAGCATGACCGTTCCAGTCCCTGACCAGCTTGAATTCATCTCCGATGGAGACGGCGTTACAAAAGAGTTCTCATACCCGCGCCGGTTCATGCAAAAGGATGAGATTGTCGTTGCCTTTCGAAAAGGCCATGCAGATACAATCAAAGGTCTGAACATTGATTATACTATCGCCGGTTCGTCTTGGCCTAATGGCGGCTCTATCGTCTTCACTGTCGCGCCACCGGTTGGAGTGAAGGTTGTCCGGTACCGCAAAACGCAGGCCAAGCAGACTGTCGATCTGGACAACAATCAGCGTAATGACGCGAAGGCTGTGGAGTTACAGCTTGATCGACTGACTATGGCTTTGCAGGACACAGACGTACTTGCCCGCAGTGCAGTCCGAACGGACAACAAGGAAGGCTACCGTCTATCACCGCCGGCTCCTGAAAAGCTTCTTGGATGGGACGAACAGGGCAAGGCTATCATTTCGTCGTCCAAGACCGTTCGGGAGCTGGATGAGGGGATTGCCAGCGCTCAGAAAGCGGCAGAGGAGGCTGTTGCCGCTAAAGATACGACGCTTGAGGCTATCGATCAAATCTCAGGAGACCTGACAACCGTCATTGAAATGCGCCCTGAAATTCAGGCAGTTATTTCGGACAAGGCCAATATTGGCACGGTTGCGGGCAATATTGGCAACGTAAATAAAGTTGCTGTCATTGACGCTGCAGTGTCAAAAGTCGCGGCGATTGATACAGCCGTAAGCAAAGTTGCGGCTATCGACACGGATGTATCGCGCGTTTCATCCATTTCAGCAGAGGTGCAGACGGTTGCAGGAGATCGCGTAAACATCAATGCCGTTGCAGATAACAAAACCAACATCGACACCGTTGCAGGTAGCAAAACAAACATTGATGCAGTCGCTGGAAACAAGCTCAATATTGATGCTGTTGCAGGTAATGCGAACAACATTAATGTAGTTTCCGCGCATGCCACGGAGGTTGATACGGTCGCCAGTAATATGGCGCGTGTCGTCATCGTTGCTGATAATATGGGCAAAGTTACCGCTGTTGCGGTTATTGCCGCCGAAGTCGTAGAAGTGGCCGATATCAAGGCTGCCGTGCAGGCGGTTGCGGCAATTGGTGAAGATGTTCAGACCGTCTCGCGAAATATCGTAAGCGTGGTGAATGTTGCAGGCAATAAAACGAATATCGATATTGTTGCCCTGAATATTGACGACATTCAAAATGCCTCGCAGAACATGGCTGCGATCAAGGCTGCACCAGATGCCGCAACACGCTCTGAAACTGCAGCAGGGAAATCAAAGGAGTACCGTGACGAGGCGCTTGGCGTGTTCGCCAATATGAAGGGCGGAGCGGTTGGGTATGCTCTGGTAAAGCGCAGTGCCGCTGACTACGATTATGAGTGGCTCGAAATAACCGGCCTTGGCGATATGACGAAAGCTATATTTGACCCGACTGGCGTCAATGGCGATGCTTTTAGCATGGGCAACATGGTCGAGACGGCTACCGCCAAGATCATGACCAACACCGAACGTACCAGACTTGCAGGCATGGCAAATGGAGCGACAGCCAATACAGGAACGGTAACAAGTGTCGGGGTTGCTGTACCAGCTGGTTTATCTGCGACAGGAACAATCACCACAAGCGGCACGATCACGATTAGTTATGCATCAGGCTATCAGGGGTACACGACCGCCGAGGCGAATAAACTGGCAGGTGTCGCTGCCGGAGCCACAGCCAATACCGGTACCGTTACAAGTGTAGCAATGACAGTGCCGACTGGGCTTGCGATCGCTGGGTCTCCTATTGCTGGTGCAGGTACTTTGGCTCTGGCATATGCCACTGGCTATGTAGGCTACACTCAGAACGAAGCCGCAAAGCTCCTTAATATTGAATCCGGAGCTCAGAAAAACACTGTTACATCAGTAGCCGGTAGAGTTGGCGCAGTTGTTTTAACTAAGGAAGATGTTGGACTCGCAAACGTTGCTAACACCACAGATGCAGCAAAACCTGTATCGACAGCAACGCAGAACGCCTTGGATGGCAAGCTGGACGTTGGCGCTCAGGCCGCAGACAGCGCGAGGCTTGGTAATAAAACGGCTGCGCAATGGCAGGCTGAGCTTAATGCGAAGGCAGGAGTGTATACCGGCAGCAACGCTGACGAGTTAAATTACCCTATAGGGCACACGGCTATCGCCTATGCCGCTGAAGACATACAATTAAATACTACAACCGTTCTGCGGCTTCATACAAACAAACAGGTGCTAAATACAACGACCAATCTTGCCGGTGCAGTAGTAACGGGCCTTTGGCGATGCAGGGGGCAGTCTGGTTACCTTGCCGCAGGTAATCAGCGTTACGTATATGAGAGGGTGGAGTAATGGAAATACATACAGTTTTTACTGTTCAGGCGGACATTGATGATGCGCTGCTTATTGATATGGATTACACAGGGGTGGAAGGCCGAACACGCTCAGTCGTAGCATACCGTGCCTCTGACTCATACGGCCCACTAACACCATTGATTACACAGTGGCTGACAGATCATCCTGATCAAGAAATCCTCCCGTATATCCCGGCACCAGAACCAACACCGGAAGAGCTACGGGCGCTGATGTCAGCACTCACCCCTCGTCAGTTCCGTGATGCCCTGATTGATGCGGGTATAATGCCGGAACAGGTAACAGCAGCTATCGCGCAAATACTAGATGAAAAACAACGCGCTAAAGCCATGAATGCTTGGAAGTACCCGACACAGTTCACGCGCACTGACCAGTTGATTGACGAGATCGGGGCAATGTTCAGCCTCACACCTGAGGCGATTGACGTGATGTGGAATGCAGCGTCCGCTTAAGTCTCGCACAATCTGAACGTCGCACCGCCCTTGAGGCGGTTTTTTATTATCCAGAGGAACGATTATGAATATGAACCTTGGCGACACCCGCCTCTTGATTGAGGCGGGCCGAGAGCGTGGACTATTGCGCAATCAAATGGCCTATGTGCTGGCGACTGCTTATCATGAGACGGCGCACACTATGAAGCCGATCAATGAGAGAGGCAGTGACAAATATCTTCGTTCAAAGAAATACTGGCCTTATATCGGGCGCGGATATGTTCAGATCACATGGCGCGAGAACTATGTGAAGGCTGGAAAGGCGCTTGGCGTTGATTTCGTGGATAATCCTCAACTTCTGTTAAAGCCGGAATATGCTGCACCAATCCTCATCATTGGTATGCAAGAGGGCTGGTTCACGGGTAAGAAGCTGTCCGATTATATCACCTTGCAAAAGTCTGACTTCCGTAATGCTCGGCGCATTGTCAATCTGATGGATAAGGCCGATCTGATTGCAGGCTATGCCCGTGACTACGATAAGCTGCTGCTTGCCGAAGGTTATGGTGTTGAGCAGGTCATTGAAGCGCCGGCCAATGAGGTTCTGCCGGTGCCGGAAACCTCTGAGACGGTCGGTAAATCGAAACGCTTCTGGACATGGCTGACTGCTGCGGCACTCCCGGCGCTTGGTTTGCTGGATTGGCGTGTGCAATTGGTTTCGGTGGTGATTGTCGGCGGTCTTGCCGGATACGCAATTTATTCCATGCCACCGATTAAAGCCAAGATCGCTAAACTGATTGAGGCTCTTTGATGAGGCTCAGCTTTCAACACATCATTGGCGCGGTAATCGGAGGGGCAATTTCAGGCCTCTTTTTTTATGCGCTCGGGCAACATGATGGCAAGCAACAGGCGGCAATGAAAGCCGCTCAGGCCGTGACGCAGGCAATCCAGAACAGGGCAGGGATTAATGAGACAATCGACAATATGGATGACATTGCTCTGTGTATTGAGCTTGGCGGCTTGCCAGAGCAGTGCGAGCAACTGCGCGGGTTGGCAGAAGATCAGCGTTAAGCCGGAAACGGCGGTCTACCTGGCTAGTAATGACCAGAGCGCAGGCAAGGGTGTTGCTGGTCATAATGTCTATGGAAAAAAGGCGAGGTGCTGGTGATGGCTGTGGATCCAAATGCAAGTCCGGCACACCGGTTCAATGAGTTGCCAGATGAAACGCAAGAGTTTCTTTCTCAGCTCCGTGGCGATGATATCGAAACACTGAAAGATGGTTTGCGTTTAGTCATGGCCATGCGGACGGTTGGTAAACTCGTCAAATGGCTGATCGTTGGAATTGCCGGAACTTTTATTGGCACTGTGATGCTCTATGAAAATGTAATCAAAGTGCTCAATTGGATTGGTACGCATAAATAATGGTTGCACAATTTGTCATATCCCCAATCGAATAAGTTTCGATTGGGGTATTTTGACGTTTTCTAATACTTTTACTTTCAAGGCATTTGCAGTTTTTTTGACTTGCTCTGTCGCTGGGCGACCGAGTACGAGTAAAGTATCAATATTAACATCGAAATTAGAGATTGTTGCTTCGGCTGCAAGAATGGTTTGATATTTGAGGCATTGGAAAACGCCGCGCAGCATATCTCCTTCGCTTGCGTGGTGAGGTTTTATTTCGACAGCAAGATGTAAGTGTTGTCTCTTGAATAGTATGTCTATTATATCCCCCGAGGCTATTGTAACTTCGGGTAATCCAGTAGGGCTATTTTGCTTGAGCCCTACTATATGTGGATTGTTTAAGACGTAGTTTTTTAGGGCTAAATGGTGAGGGCCTTCTCCACCTCTGCCTTTCGACTCACGTGCTTGTTCAACCGCAGTAGCTAGGCTGCTCATATCCATGGGAATTTTAAGGAGTTCGCATAGTTCTTCCCATTTGGGGTAGTGTTTTGCCTTGGAGTATACTGCTTTCAGTATTGCTCGCTTATCCTCGTTGCTACCTGCCTTGATGTATTCAGTATGCATAAAGCCATCAATGCCTGTGCCGGGCAGTCTCGTGACTTCATTGACAATTAAAGAGTGTAATGGTGGTGGAGGATTGCTTTTCCATGCTTTAATCCGGCCGATCTCTGCCAGTGTATGACCAATATAACCAGCTATTACGGGTATTGTACGGTGATGTACTCCTAATTCGGAAGCAACATCACCATAAGTGAGTGATTTTTCTAGGCGTGCTTGTCGTATCA